GGGACGGGTAACACCGTCCCCAACTTTATTAAAAAAAGGAGAAAACATGACAGACACGGATATTTGCAATATGGCGCTATCGAATTTAGGAAAAGGCACTATTATATCAATGAACGATAAAGAAGAAAACGCAAGGGCTTGCAAGCTCTATTACGACCAAACAAGAGAAACGGTACTCCGGGCGTATCCGTGGAGCTTTGCTCATAGAATTGAAAGGTTAGCCCTTCTTAATAAAGAAATACCCGGATATGATTTTTGCTATGCATATCCGAAGAATTGCTTGAAAATTAATAACATTCGAAATAAACAGATAAACGTACAAGAACACGTTCCGTACGCTATCGTAAATATAGATACAGCCACAAAGGCCATTGCATGTAACCTACAGGATGCTTACGCGGACTACACAGTAGACGAAAAAGACGTACAAGTCATGGACACCTTGTTCATTAGCGCTTTTACGAGACTTCTTGCAGCCAACATGGCTATGCGCCTTACGGGAAATCCGCAAGCCTATCAAATGCAATACCAGTTATTCCAGGCTATTATTCACGACGCACAGCTAAACGACGCAAGAGAAGGCCAAAGGGATGCGGTATATCATAGTAATTACGCACAAACTCGGAGGGTACGATGAATATATACCTCATACAACCGTCGTTTGCAGCAGGCGAAATTTCGCCGTACGTCGCAAACCGTGTGGATCTCGATAAATATAAATCGGCCCTCTTAACAGCCCAAAACCTAGTCATCCGTCCGTTCGGTGGTTGTTATCGTAGGCAAGGTTCGGAATTTATCGGACAGGTCAAATACGACGATAAACCGACGGCCCTTGTCGCCTTTAACGCCGGAATAGACGATGCCTATCTATTGGAAGTAGGTTATCAGTACATTAGAATCTGGGAAGACGGAAAACACACCGGCACGGAGTTATCCACACCGTACGATAATGTGGATAACTTACAATTCACACAATCGGCCGACACCATGTTTATTTGCTCCGGCGACTATCCGATTCAATGCCTTCAAAGAACGGCTACAGGTTGGATGTTTAAAGAATACGAAATAACAGAACCTTATTATGATTCGGCCACGCAGGCGGTAAATAAAGAAACGTCGTTTGTAGCGCCCGGAGAATACACATTTACGCCGCAAATCACAGGTAAATATACCGTAGAGGTTATAGGAGCTGGTGGCGGCGGTGCCGGCACTGGAGTACAACATTACTCATATACATATGGGGGCGACGGAAATACCGCCACAGGGACCATAGAATTACAAGGCGGAAGCGGCGGATCCGGTGAAAAGAAAACAGTAATAGACACGCTAACCGCAGGACAGACATATTCCGTAACAGTAGGTGCCGGTGGCAAAGGCGGTAAATCTGAATATTCCCGGCGAGGCGACGCACACCCGACAGACGGAACGGACGGAGGAAAATCATCCTTTAATAATGCAGAAGCTAAAGGTGGAGGCGCAGGAATCGCAAGTAAACCCAACGGCCAAAACCAAAGCACCAAAGGAAAGAACGGAACCTCGTACCAAGGCGGAGCTAAAGGTGGCGTCTCCGGAGTATGCAAAGACGTTCAAAACAATCCGTCCCAAATAACAGATGCAAAAGACGGTCAAAACGGATATGTGAGAATCACCTTCTCCGGAAATAACGAATTAAAGCCCTCGGCCACATCGGGAAACGACGTCACCATTACGGCTACGAAAGACACATTTACGCCCGGCATGGTAAATAGCCACATTAAATTAACCCAGCAAGCTGAAAATCAATCAGAACGAATTGAAATACAGGCCTCTTCAATAGCAGAAGAAACCAAGTCTATACGAGTGGGAAAGGCCTGGAAAATTACAACTCACGGAACATGGAAAGGTAAAGTTACCGTATATCACTCGGACGATAATAAGACCTGGCAAGAGTACAGAAGTTACAAATCAAATAACGACCAAAACTTCACTGAATCAGGTACCGTCACCACACCTACATGGATGAAAGCAGTAGCTGTGACGGATGCAGACAACGGAAGCGGTAAACTTACCGTAGACTTTTCCCGTAACCCTTATTCAAACGACGGCACCGCTAAAATTACAGAAGTTGTTTCACCGACGGAGGTTAAAGTATCAGTCATTACTGATTTTGCAAACACAGACAAAACCCAGGTATACGCATTAAGTAGCTGGAACGACGATAACGGATACCCAAAAATAGCGTGCTTTTTCCAAGATAGATTGGTGCTAGCCGCAACAAAAAAAGAGCCCTACTCCATATGGATGAGTCGAACAGGGGATTATCCTAATTTCGGCACTGAAAAAGTAGACGGCGGCGTAACGGACGACTCGGCCATTAAAGCGGACCTTATTACCCGTAACGGCTTTGAAATTCTGCACCTAGTCCCGGCAAAAGACCTTGTCATATTAACGACAGGCAACGAATGGATTATAGAAGGCGCAAGTGTCATCACGCCGGCCAAGATTAATCCCCGTCCGCAAACGATGAGAGGATCTAACACATGCCCTCCACAGCACATCGGAAATCGTATCGTACACGTACAAAGAAGTGGAAAGACCGTAAGAGACCTCGGCTATCAGTATGATGCGGATAACTACAACGGCGATGACTTAACGCTTCTGGCAACACATTTAACGGGAGGCCATAAGTTGGCATCCTCCGCGTATATTCAAGAGCCCAATAGCACCTTGTATTACGTCCGTGACGACGGCGTGCTGCTTTCACTGGCCTTTATTAAAGAGCAAAACGTATTTGCCTGGTCGCATCATAAGACAGACGGCAAATATAAAAAAGTAGTGTCTATCCCTAACGGCGCAAGCGACGTACTATATGTAACCGTAGAAAGAGACGGGAAAACCTATATAGAGCGGTTTAATCCAAACCTGGAAGCGGCCGTATACATGGATTCATACATTACAGGAAGCGGCAGTAGTATAGACGCACCTCACCTTATAGGGAAAACCGTACAAGTCTTAGCTGACGGAACAAGACTGCAAGATAAAGTAGTGCCTGAAAATGGCTTAGTGACCTTTGGCCAGTCGTTTTCAGATATTACAATAGGCCTTGCCTATGAAACAAAAGTCGAGCAGCCGGGCCCTGATATAGGATTAAAAGAAGGGACCATGCAAGCTCGAATTTCAAAGATTAATACCGTCGTATTAAGAGTAGAAAAATCCTACGGCGGCCATATCGGATACACATTTAAAGATAAGGATATGGACGAATTACGATACGAAGATTACGAAACGTTAGAAACAGGCGATATCGTGCAGCAAATGCCGGTAGCCGATATCGGTAGTAATACCAGGAACCACATTTGCATAAAACACGATGAACCCTTCCCGTTCGAGTTAAACGCAATCATAAGAGAGGTAAGCATAGATGGCGGTATCGTTAAAAGTTACAACGGAGAAATTTAACAAGGACAATAAAAAGCACCTCCAGGCCGTAAAGTACATAGAAGAACACTTGCGGCCTATCGACAAAAAAGAACTACAAGGGGCTTGTACATCCGTTACCAAATGCGCCATGCACGAATTTTGCGACAATTTTTTGGCGTTCGGCGAAAAGGGCGAACCTATCGCTATATACGGGATCGTAAAATATCCGATAGACGGCTGCCATGCCGTATGGATGGTGGCGACAACAAAAATCAAAAACTACAAAAAAGAATTAATCACAATAGGGTTTAAAGAAATCCATAGATTTACCAAAGAATACGGACCCATAACAAATTATATAAGCATGGATAATAACAAATCACGGCGTTGGCTAAAAAAGGCTGGCGCCGTTTTTGATGCACCGTTTAAAGAAAACGGTATAACGTGGCAGCAATTTGTAATAAGGAGGAATGAATGATGTGTGGAGTATGGGGCATGATAGCAGGACAAGCCGTCCAGGGCATCATGCAATATAAACAAATAAAGCAAGAAACGAACGCAAAGGTCGCTATGTACAGGCAGCAAGAACAAGCGGCCGAACAAAACGCTAAAATAAGTGAACTCCGGCAAGACCAAATGGCCGATAAATATGCAAACGACCAACGTAAACTTGACGACAGGATGCGGCTAATGGCAGGACAAACAGCAGCCCAAGCCGGCTCATCGAATATGACACTTACAGGAAGTCCTTTGGATATCCTCATCTCATCGTACGGCACATACCAAGATGACAGCAGTCAATTACTACAGAACCAACGTAATGACGAACGCTCGGAATTATTCAACCAATACAACTACGAAAACCAAGCCGCAGGATATAAAGCCTCGGCAGAAAATGCCAAAGCCCAGGGGAAATTAGCCGGCATAGCCACTCTTCTTTCCACAGCTTCCAGCATGTACGGAATTAAACATGAGTACGCCGGTGCTAAAAAGCCCGCTACTGGGAATTCTGGAACAGACTACACATTCGATTACAAACCCGATCTTCTAAGATGGTCGCGATACGCAACCGCACAAAAGGGATTGTTTAGCTCGAATCCGTTCGGCTCCAAGAATTTTAGGGGGTAACCCATGGAAATAAAAGCATACAACAGGGCCGTAGACCCTAACGTCGAAAACGCAAACGCACAGGCCACGAATAACATAGAAGCCTTTGGCGGTAATACAACCGGAAACCAATTAATGGGAAAAGCTGTAGGGGCTATTCAAGACCAAATAAAAGCCTATACCGATGAACAAATTAAAATTGACGTTGTAGATGCAAGCAATAAGTATCAGGAAAAGTTAAACGACCTCTTAAATAATCCTGGGACCGGACTACTCACCAAAAAAGACACAAACGCATTGGACTTAATGCGCCAGTATCAAGAAGGCGAAGCTAAAATTAGACAAGAAGTAACGGCAAGCCTTCCCAATTATGAAAAAGCTCACAGAGCCTTCACAAACATGGCAGACGAAACCAATATATCTCAATTCAACGGAGTAATGAAATATCAAGCGGCAAGACAAGATGAATACCGG